GAAAGGCTCGGACCAATAACAGACCTAGTAACAAGTCTGAAGGATGAGGTAGAAAAGGTGAAGATACAGGTGGCGGAGGTTGAAAAGACAGCCGACACTATAACTGAGGCAGTCAAAGGAACGGTGATAGGCGAGCCGAACGGAGATGTGCGCTCAGGAAGAAATGGTTCTGCGAGAACGTCACTTGATGACCGGATAGTGAAGGATGATGTGTCCCACATGGATACGGCCTTTGATGTACGATTCAAGAAGAAGCGTAATCGCGGTTTAATAATATAAAAACTTTCCACGGAGGATAAAGAAAATGGCAACTAATGAAACGATTCTGAAAGCTGACCTTGCGGTCACAGACCTAGAAACCAATGGTGGTAAGCTCACGGATGAGCAGGCCGCTACGTTTGTAAGGGAAATGCTTGAACAACCTACTTTGCTGAGAAGTGTAAGAACGGTTGGAATGAGTGGACCGTCAAGGCAGATAAACAAAATAGGCATCGGAAGTAGGATGCTTATTGGTGGCACTGAGGCGACGGCCCTGACCTCTGGACAGCGAACCTCACCGGCAACCACTCAGGTAACACTCACCACGAAGGAGCTGATTGCTGAAGTCAGGCTTTCGTATGATGTTATCGAAGACAACATCGAGAGGGGCAACGCCCTTGCCGGTGGTGGTGCTGGTACAGGCGGAGCGAAGGCTGGTGGACTTCAGGATACCATTCTTGCTCTGATTGCAGAGCGAGCAGCGGTAGACCTTGAAGACCTTGCCATCAACGGCGACACTACGAGCGCGGATGACCTGCTGAAGGTTAATGATGGCTACTTGGAGTTGCTTTCTGATGCGGTGACGGCTGGTAACTCACAGGAGGTTGATGAAACGACAGACGCAAACTCCTTTGACCTAACCACTGGGAAGTCTGCGTTGATTGCGATGCCTGATAAGTACGTGCGTAATCGCCCTGCCATGAGGCACTTTGTCTCTGTAGACCAAGAGGTTCACTTTCGTAGTGTGCTTGGTGGTCGTGCAACGGCACTGGGTGATACCAACGTCAATAACTCAGGACCGGTGTTTGCATACGGAGTCCCTGTTGAGGCAACAGCTCTGATGCCTGTAGGTAACGGTATTTTCTGTGACCCGCTGAACCTGATTTTTGGTATCCAGCGAAACGTGACGATGGAGTTTGATAAGGACATCTCGGCACGGCAGTTTATTATCGTACTGACAGTCAGAGCGGCGTTTGCAATTGAGAAGACAGATGCATGTGTCCTGATTAAGGGTCTGGCAACACCTACCTGATGGCAAATTGAGCTGGTAATTGTGCTGTGGTATATCCGGGGCGGGGTCATATGGCCTCGCCCCTTTTACTTGGAGGTAAATTATGAAACTGAAGTGGTTAGGAAATAGAGGAGCTTTGTTGGTTGCCGGGTTGTCGTTTAGGAAAGGAGAGGAGAAAGAGGTAGATGTCACGGGAGACGTTGCACGTTACCTCCTAGATGAGTACCAGAGTAGTTTTGAGAAGCTTGGGGGAGAGTCTGAGAAGAAGATGCGTACCAAGCGGGGTACTGTTACTATAAAGGAAAAGGAGTCGCGTACCGAAACCGTATCGGACACGGGTGGAGACGCGGTAGACGTGTAGTACATGGCTGTTAAGAAGTTTGTTACACCCGCAGCAATGCGGTCGAGGCTTGGGTTTGCTGATATTGCGGATGTTAACACGGCGTTGACTGCTGCGCTGGAGGGGACCACAGTAAGCTTGGGACGGCTACTACGTACTGAGTTTGATAACTCAGCAATCACCGACACGTTTTACGTAGGTGGGTCGCAGTGGGGTGCTAGTAGGGATAGGTATGCTACTAGGTCTGGGGCCGCTACACGTAGACTGCCACCGCTTAGGACCAAGCTCCTGCTAACGCGGGGGTTTGTGTCGAACAACCAGACCACTGATATAAGATATGCTGAGAACTTGGGAGATTTTCAAAGTCCGACTGCGTTCTATCGTATTGGTACTGCTACTGATGATTATGATGCTACTAAGCATGTAATATATGACTACGAGGCTGGTGTTCTAGAGATAGTAGACCTAGACCTAGGTGACAGGTACGTACGGGTAACGTACACGGCTGGGTTTAACCAAGACGACACGGATGCCACTCTATACAAGGCTTCACAGGTGCCGAATTGGCTTTTAGAGTCTGCACAGCTGCGTACCATGATAGACATAGACATGAATGCTCAGCTACGCTCCGAAGAGAGGCCGGAGACAGAGCTTAATTTCTTGCAGCGGTCCTTTGATACCGTTGTAGCCGGTAAGGTGCGGTATTACCCGGCTGCCGAAAAGCCTCTCACGACAGAGGGGTCACTGTATAGCCTCACGACCTCTAGCGTGGCTTCTGGAGAGGCTTTGACTAGAACTAGTGGCACAGTATGGACTTCGGCCCAAACGCCCGTAGACACGCCTATAGTGACGTGGGGTAATATGGTCATCTACAAGGTAGATACGCTGACCGAATCAAACCAGTTTACGCTGTCCGGGCAGACGTTCACGTTTTATGATGACTTGGGAACCACGGCCCCGTTGGCGTGGTATTCGTACTGATATGGCTAAGGCAACCCAGCTAGAGTTCAGCTACAAGGGGAGTAGATACAGGGATGCCGAGAAGGGGTTACGTGCGCTTGCACAGGAGTTCCCGAAGGATTTCGAGGAGAACGGCTCTAAGGCGTTAGGGCGGGTTATGCTGAAATACCTGAAGGGCGTATCAAATGCCCTGACAAAGAGGCACGGGGGTGCGTGGCCAAGTGGGACGACGCCAAAAACATTGTCAAAGCGTAGTGGCAAAGGTGTCGGGTCGATTGCCAAAAGTATAGATATCAAGCACAAAAACACGATAGATAGCGTGACGGGCTACATAGGTGGCAAGCATTATTTACGAATCCACGAATACGGGGGCGTAATAAAGGCGAAGAACGTACGGTATCTGACTATACCGCTCAAGGCCGCCCTGAACTCGAACGGAACCCCGAAGAAGAAAAGTGCACGGCAGTGGCCAAATACGTTCGTGGCTAAGTCCAAGAAGGGGAATCTCATTATTTTTCAGAAGCAGGGTAGGGGAAGAATTGTTCCGCTGTATGTCCTAAAAGAGAAGGTCACCATCAAGCCAAGGCTGGGGATGGGGGATAGTCTGAATGCCCTCAAGGAGTACTTTGTTGATAACGCCTTTAGCGAGATGCATAAGGGGATAATGTCGGAATACACGCGGGTTTAGGTTGTATGCCAGATAGTAGGAGAGAGCAGATACTTGATGCGTTGGTTACGCACTTTAAGGGTATGGCTACCCCGACGTACACTTTTGTACCGGGGAGTACTGGTGTTGTACGTCGTAGGCTTATGGATGCTGATAGGAAGAAGGAGTACATGTTGTCTATTCTAGACGTTGAGGAGGACAAGGTTGCACTTATCAGGCAGTTTGATTGCGCGCTTCACGTGGAGTTGGAGTTTTGGGCATTGGTGTCCGTGAGTGATGACCCGCCAAGTAAGATGAACCAGTTTCTTGCTGATTTGCAGAAAAGCTATCGAAAGACGATAGTTAGCGGCGGGGCGTTGGAGAGCTTAGTAGAGAACATTGTAGAGGTACGTAACGAAGTAGATACCGAAAGCGAGCATGATAGGCAGCTTAGTGGTATGCTGGTTCTTGATGTAAGATATAGACACGCCCTTGATGACCCATCCGCGTTCAATTAGTGGCGGTATACGTGAAGTCGTGGTAATCTAGGGTACGGCTTATGGCTGAGATAGAGAGGTAGATTATGCTTTTTAATAAAGGTTTAGTGCTGGCAAAAGAGGAGACGACCTTTCGTACCGACCCCGGTCCGTCTTCAACAGTCAACGCACTGGAGGTTATTGCCCCAGATTTTACGCCGGAGTTTTCACTCATTGAGCGTGAAACTATCACTGGAGATTTGTCTCCAAAGCAGGGTAACATGGGAAGGAAGCTTGGTAGGCTTTCGTTTTCAGTAGAGGTTAAGAATGGCGGTACTGCTGGTACAGCGGCACGTATAGACCCGTTGTTAAAAGCCTGTAGTATGGTGCGGACTGCAACGACAGCCTCAGGCACCTTCTTGTTTGGCACGACGGCGTTCCCGATTAATGGGGCGGGGGAACTGACGTTTTCGGTAAACGCCTCGTACACTGGTACCGTGCCACGACGAGTGCACATACGTAAGCAGGCATCCGCCGCGGTTGATATTTACGCTGCCGCCACTACGGCTGACTCGGCTGTTAAGGCATTGGCGACAGCGACAGCTGGTACAGTAACCCTTGTTAATAGCGCGTCCATATCGAGCGTAGATATATCGGGTGCAGCGATAGGGGATTCGTTTTCAGTATTTCTGGTTCCTGCTGGTTTGAAGTATCAGACAACGACACATGCTGATGATGCAGACAATCAGAGTTGTACTCTGTGGTTTTACGTAGACGGGGTGCTTCACAAAATGCGTGGTTGTCGTGGCACGTTCAGCGTAGAGGCGACCAGCGGCGAGTTTGGGGTGTTTAACTTTGACTTCACTGGGGATTACGTTGTCGCAGCAGATGCAACATTCCCTACTACAATAACTTACGAAACTACCGTGCCCCCGATTACAGAGACGGCGGCTCTTTCTATAGCAGCTGGTACTGGTCGTGCTGGTGGTGTAGATGATGTACAAGATGGTCCGGGTTCCCCGGCTTCCATTGTTGCTTCGTCATTTGGATTTGACATAGGCAACTCCATAGCTCCACGGCTTGATGTTACATCTAGCGATGGGTATGCAGGGGCAAAAGTTACAGGCCGGGCACCAACGTTCTCTGTTGACCCCGAAGTAAACACGATAGCGAACCAAGATTTATACAGCCACGTGGAGTCGGGGCAGCTGTTTGATGTTATGGCTGGGATTGGCGGAAGTGTCGGTAATAGAGTCTACTTTTTTGGACCACAGGCCCAAATGACTGCGGCAAACTATGCAGACCGGGACAACACGAGGGTGTTTAACGTAGAGTCTAACTTGGTACGAAAGGCCGGTAATGACGAATTCGCAGTGTGGTTAGGGTAGTCCAGAATGTTGTCCAAGGATGTAAACTTTTTATGGTCCCTGTATACCGTTGCGGATAACCCGAAAGGGCCGGTAGTTGGGTATGACCATGAGGGTAACATTGAAATATCCTGTAATGGGCTAAGGCACTCATGCAGTGCAGAAGAGTGGCTGAAGGCGGCTGGTGTGAAGGCTGCCCCGAAAGCCAAAGAAAAAGAAAAGACGAAGCCTAGTTCGGATAGCTCGTCTTAGTTGACTCTGGTATTCGCTGGAGTATTCTGATTTTGCACGGCGGGGGTCGTGTATAACACTAAGGAGGTGTAGCAATGGCGATAGTTGGATTGCGTCTCGACGCAACGGAAGAATACGTATCACCGAATGACGGAGATAAGGGTACAGACAAAGCAACGGTGTTTACACTCGGAACTCTGTCTGCGCGTGTACAGACGACACTGAAGGATAGGTCAACACGGTTCACCAGTGACCCGAATGCAGAAAATGGGGTTGTGGCAGAGTTTCTGCCGTTTACAGCTTCGTATGATACGGTTAGATGCGGGGTAGTTGGGTGGTCAAATTTTGCAGATGGCACCGGGGAGGAGATATTGTTTAAGGCGTCCACCGGGACGATTGGTGGTGTCAAAGTGCAGTTGGTTGCAGAGGAGTGCATGGACCGACTACCTGTTGATTTAATACGGGAGTTGTCCGATAGGATTAACGAGATTAACTCCATGTCGGAGACGGACTCGGGAAACTGAGGCAAGTCGTATTAGCACAACACGTAGTTCCAAATAGGAGCTGTGCGCGGTGCGACAATGATTCCAAGAAGCTATGGGGGTGCTCGCAGGACACCTTAGTGCCTATGTCACTGGATGGGAAGCAGTTGTGGCGCTGCCCCCTTAGACCGGTGTACGAAAATCCTGTATTCTATGAGGAGGCCATAGCTGCGTTTTCTTGGTACAAGCGCGGTTTTCTAGTTGATACTGGAACGTGGCTAGACCAGCCTTCCAAGTTGCTGGTTTGTATAGACATTATAGAGAGAACGGTGTCCGAGATTCATAATCACGAGCAGCGTGTAGCGGAGCAGCAGTCAAGAAGGGCTACAAAGACTACACCGGTACGAAAGACTTAAGAACATGGCACAGAAAGACGCTACCTTACAGTTTGTAATCAGGATGCGGGACGAGGCGTCCCGTACTTTGAAAAAGAACAGTGCGGGTTTCAAGGGTCTTGGTAAGGATGCAAAGAAGGCTGCGGCTGGACTCAAGGAAGCTAAGGTTGGCTTCGCGGATTTTGCCAAGGTGGCTGCGGGTGCCATATCGGTACTACTGACAGCTGGTAAAGGGGTATCGGCATTTCGGGACTTTGATTTGGCCCTGCGAGAAGTTGGGACTCTGTTACCCGGTCAATCCCAGCTGATGGATGAGTACCGGGACGCCATTGAACGCATGTCACTCAAGAGCGGTGATTCCGTTGTAGAGTTATCCAAGGCGTTGTACCAAGTTGTTTCGGCATTTGGGGCTGTTAGTAACAGCATCGACATACTTGAGATAGCGAATAAGGCTGCGATAGGCGGTATAGCAGATACGGAATCTGCCGTTAAGCTGTTAAGTGCAACAACCAAAGCTTACGGCGACACCTCAACCAAGGCGGTACAGAAGGTATCGGATTTAGCCTTACTGACGGTACGGCTAGGTGTTACTACGTTTCCAGAATTAGCGGCTTCAATGCAGCAGGCCACACCAACGGCTGAGACGCTAGGGGTAACGCTCGAAGAGCTGTACGGAACAATGGCAACGTTGACCGGTGTTTCAGGAAACACGGCGAAGGTTGTAACACAGCTGAACCAGATATTTGTTCAGCTTGTCAGGCCCATGCCGGACCTGCGTAAGGTATTAGCAGAAATTGCGAACGCTAATGAAGATATAATTGGTACGAACGCCAGAGCCATTATTAGTCACCTTGGTCTTGCTGGTGCTATCAAGGCATTAAGTAAGCATGCGAAAGAGAACAACAAGGAGATAACTGATTACATCAAGACAGCGGAGTCGGCCGCAACGCTGTTTGCCCTACTTGGACCGCTTGCTGACACGTGGGCCATGAAGATGGAGGCGATGGGTAACCCCGCTGGTGTTACGCAAGCGGCGTACGAGGCCATGTCCTTATCGCTTGACCGTTCCATGAAGAGGCTTAGTGCGGCTTTTGATTTAGCCTTCCGGTCGATAGGGGAGGTGATAGCTCCGGCTATAAATGCGTTAGCGTCTGTAGCAACCCATGTGGGACTTGCGTTCTTGGGTATGTCCCACGAGGGAAAGACTCTGGCTAGAGTTTTGGAAGTTGCTGGTGTTTCTATGGCGGCACTAGTACCGGCGATGATGCTTGTGATGAAGTTTGGGCCGGGGTTAAAAAAGCTATTTTGGGAGACAGCCGCTGCCGCCAGAGCGTTCTCGTTATCACTGTTGACGAATCCACTGGTACTAATAGGCGCAGCCATAGTAGCTGCGGGTGCCGCCTTGTATTACTTCAAGGATGCGACGGTAACGGTAGGAGAGCATACGTTTGAGGTTGGTGAATTAGTAGGGTTAGTGTGGGACAAGATTGCGGGTGGGCTTGCAGTGATGCATGAGAAGCTAATGTTCGTTGTGGGGGTAGTAAGGGACAGGTTTGGGCCAGCGTGGGTGAAGACTGGGCAGCAGATAAAGGCAGTGTTGAACTTTATTATACGTGGGTATCAGACGCTCGGTATTAGGCTAGAAGCCAGTGCCGAGATGGGTAAGTTAGCGTTCCTAGACATGATTGAAACGCTGTTTCTGAAGCTAGGGTTTCTAGGGGATGCACTGAACAGCCTAGTACAGTTGGATTTTACTGGCGCTAGAGAAAGTGCGGCATTAGCCTTCGGGGAGGTACACACTGAGTACGGGGTAGCCCTAGAAAGGGTACAGGATGACACCGATGCAGCCGTGGCTGCTCTTGCAGGTCGTGATTACATATCGGAGTTTGGAACACAGGCGAGAGCCTTAGCTGGTGGTTTAGTAGACGCTGCGGTTGACTGGGTTGACCCACTTTTGGCAGAAGCCGCAAAGAGGTCAGCACAGGCCGTTGTAGATGGTGTAGCGGAAGCGGATGTTGGTGGGGCTAACACGGAAGCCATTCTGAAGAACATGGACGAGTTTAGTATCACGATGGATAAGGTAAAGCAGGGGATTGCGGGTGCCTTTGGTGGACCTGAGGGGTTGATAGCTGATGCAAAGATAACGGTATCAGACTTGTCCGTGGTAACAACGAAGGCGTTCAACGGAATGGCGAGTTCCCTAACTAATTTTGTTATGACCGGGAAGGCGGATTTCAAGGGGTTTGCGCGGTCGGTCATAACTGACATTACCGCAATGATTGTAAAGGCCAAGTTACTACAGTTTCTGAAGATGATACCGGGATTAGGGGACTTAATTACTGGAGCAGAGGTGGGTGAGACGGGAGGTATAGTAGGAAAGCTAGGGGGTCCAAAGGCGCAGGTTCCGTCGTTTATGTTTGCCGGGGCACAAGAGTACGCGAAGGGGGGTGCGGTTCCAGTTTTGGCGCATCAGGGTGAGGGTATTTTCACTCCAAAGCAGATGGATAACGCCGATAGGCTTTTTGCTAGTATGGCACAAGCTCCAGCGACACCACCACGGGTGACGGTAAACATTTCGACCCCAGCAGGAACTGAGGCAAGTGTGTCACAGAAACAAAGTGGGGCCGGGGGTCAGGACTTGCAGATGGACGTAATGGTTGAGCAGGTAGAGAACAGAATGTCCCAGAATATACAGTCCGGTGGAGGCTTGGCATCCACGATGGAACAGCAGTACGGATTAGACCGTAGTCGCGGGCAGTATAGATGAGCCAGATATTTCCTAGTACGCTACCCGACCCGGAGGCTGTGAGTTATTCCTTTAGTCCAGAGAACGCACTGCTCAGAACAAAGATGGACTCTGGTCGTGCTAGGCAACGGCGCGTATTCACTAGGTCGCTCACTACGTTAAGTGTTCAATGGAGGTTGAGCGGTGCTCAGTTCAACACGTTCAAGGCGTGGTGGGAACAGGCGTTGAGGGATGGGGCTGAGTCATTCTTCTTAAAGGTATGGAGAGCCGACGAGTTTAGACACGCAGAGGTTCGGTTTACGGGGCAGTATCAGGCTTCACTCGACGCACGGAGTATTTCTGATTGGGTAGTGTCTGGTACGGTAGAACTGCTAGATGCAACTGATTTCATTATGGCCAGTGAGAAGTCAGCGGTTGTACATTCGATTAGTGGACGGCTTCCGTATTACAGGAAAGCAGAGTCAGTAATAATTGGTGATTTGCCAGCGAATAACACAGTAACCGAAGTACTTGTTATTGGGCGTGGAGACATAGGGGCCGTTACAACATTAGAAACCATAACTGTCGGGTACACGGGTGATACAAACGCCTATGTAAATGCGGGGGATATATCAGGGGCGGTTGATAATGTTACAGTGACGTTTACGCCGGGTACTGGGGCGGACTCAACTGCACGAGAAGTAGTTGCCCAGTTTGGGTGTTCGGGAACACCGGCATCTGGAGAGTACATAGTAATAATCCAGTATACGGTTTGATTGAATGCCAAATACAACGCTCAGTGAGGCCATTAAGGAAGCATACGCAACCGCACCAACGGATGTGGTTATGTTGCACACGATTGAACTGCGGCACCCGTCATTTTCCTTTGTAGCAGACAAGGAGCGTGGGGCTGGTACAGCAGTCCGTATTGTAAGGGATACGCAAAACCTATGGGCTACGCTTGAGACTGATAGCTCAGATACGTATGCATATTTTGATTCAGGGACTGACAAACTCGTA